AGTATAAGGAAAGCACAAAATATAATAATAAGTATCAACCAACGGAAGAAATGGGCAAGAACCGCCTATTTAAATAAAAATCAAAGTTGGAACGAGAAAATATAGAGAAACAAGAAGTTTACGAATTTATATAGGTTATTTATAAAAATCTACATAAAATAAACGGGAAGAGTGGTCAGAAAGTTTGACTGTTTTGAATAACCAAATTCAATGTTGGGTAGATAATTCTACTGAAAAAACAGTTGAGATTATTGAATTGTTCTATTAAAAAATAATTAATCTGTATGATTTTTAATTATTTTTCAAAAATTTTTAAATTAGATAATGATGATATTTTTTAGTAGATGTTGGTCTCCCTAAATGTGTCGCAAAATTAATTACTGTACGCAATTCCTGCCATACCGGACATCACACGAAGCACATTGTAGTTAACAGCGTACACTCTGACCTTGGCGGTCTTGGTGCCAGACACGGTGTTGGAGGAAAGGACAAGCTGGAGGACAGCGTTGTCAATGCGGGAGAAGTTGCAGCTGCCAGAAGGCTGGTGCTCCTCGGGGCGAAGGGCGAAGGAGTACACGTTGATACCGGCATCGGGGGCACGGGTGTGGTGCTGGAAGGGCTGGACCATGTCGAAGTAAGATCCCTCACGCTCGGAGAAGCGGTCCTGGCCGTTAAGCTGAAGCTTGGCGGTCACGACAGGGTTCTCACCCCAGCAGTGCATGTCAAGGGCGGTCTCGGCAAGCACGAAGGTGCTGGCATCAGAAAGACCACCGGCAGAGTCCTCAAGGACACCGTCGTTAATCACGGCGGTAGGGGAGGCCAGGTCGTCACCGAAGGCAGACACAGAGTTGGGAAGAGCATCAACGGCATCAGTGTAGTTAAAAGGCTGGGCGCCAAGGGTCTTGTAAAGAGCGTTGCTGCCACCCTCCAAAGAGGCGCAGTAATCAACGTTCTCATCGGGCTGGACCACCCACACAAGCTCCTTACAGGGGTGGTTGAAGTTCAGCTTGATCTTGTTGGAGGAAGAACCCACAGACTCGTCACCAGTGAACTGGACCTGCTCGATGAGGTACTCATGGGGGTTCTGGGCCATCTTGCGGCGCTCATCGGTATCAAGGAAGATATAGTCCACGTACAGAGAAGCGGCAACAAGAGACTGCTGGTAAGCAGCGGAGGCCTGGACGTTTCCACTGCCAGCCAAGTCGCTGACAGCCCAGAGGCACTCACCAATGGGGCGGAAATCGATGTTAAGCTTGACCTCGTGGTACTGAAGGGCAATCAGAGGAAGAGCAAGACCGGGGTTGCGGCAGTACCAGAACTGAAGGGGCACGTAAAGGGTGGTCTCGGGAAGGGCCTTGCGGGGGGCGCACACCTGGGAAGGGGCACCGGCACCGGCACAAGGTCCAGACACATCGGCAAAGTTGGGGTCAGTCACGTAGGTGAGCTGGGTGGTGTTGCCGATCATCTTGTAGTAACCAGCCTGCTGCTCCTTGGAGAGGGTAAGCTGATTCCAGATGTGCATCCAGTCACCGTACTGGCGGTCGATGCGCTGGCCTCCAACCTCAATCTCCACCTGGGCGATAAGCTGCTCGCCGACGAAGTCCAACCAACGGGCATGACTAGCATGGTTGCTGTTGATCTCAGGAAGAGTCACCTGAAGGTAGGTGCGGTAAGCAAGATCACCATTACGGGAGATAGTGCAGGTCACGCGACGTCCGAAGTCAGCCTGTCCGGAGAAGGTCTGCTCGATGGACTCCATCGCGAAGTTAGTGTGGCGTCTGTAAGACACCTTCCAGAAAGTGATCTCTGGGGTTCCAGTAAGGAACACGTCTTGGGCGCCATAGGCGACAAGTTGCATAAGTCCTCCAGCCATTTTGGATTATATAGTATTAGTATAGAAAAAAATCTGGAAAAAATACACAAAAAAATTCCTAAACATTCTAATCCTTTCAACTACCAAAAAAAGACACGATAATCCCTGTTATGTTTACGTGTCATACAAATAATTTAATAACTCTATACAAACCTTATCTTTTACAGTCACAAATTGTTGCTTTTTTATTTTTGTAATTGCTATTTGTAAATTACAAAAATACATAATTAAAATAAATCATTTTGACAAAATATCCCCAACAGCATTCGTCAATACAAATTTTTCTAAATAATCTGTTTGGAATACTTCTCTTTTATTTTCATGCCTTTTAGTGAAAATGTAAGAGTCCTTCGATTTCTTCACAGACCACCCATTATCTAAAGCATTCGATATAAATAATAACTTTTGTATAGCTTTTGGTGTAAGGTTGGACTTTTCTATATCTATTTGATTTGTTGTCATTGCCATATACAAATTTAATATACTTATTTTTGTTTTTGTCTACGAGTTTTCCTCTTATTTTTGTTATCCCGTTTTCGTTTTGTCATCTTCTTTTTTGTTTTCCTCTTTTTTCCTTGTCCTCTCAACGGTGCCATTCTGCTTGGAACAGCAGCTCGTCTAGGAATGCTTCTGAATGTGTTTGAAATATTAAATAGATCAGCAAATCCTTTTTTTAATGCTTCAGTTTCACTTGTTTTGTTCTCTTCTTGTATGGCATCTTTCAATCCCAATAATCCGGTTGCAGCGTCGACTTCTTCTTCAGTCGGTTCAACCACTGTCATCTTGGTTTCTTTTAATGCGATTAACGCGTTTGCTGCTTGTATTACATCATCCAAATAAGCTTGTTGCTGCGGTGTCATCAGTTCTTTTTCTTCTTCTAATTCTTCTTTCTCATTTTCATATAATTTCATCAATTCTTCTATGACGCTTTCTTTTTCATCTTCGTTCGCATTATTTACGTCATCAATAATATTCAGTAATTTCTGTAATGCTGATACTTCATATAAATTAATTGTTTCTTCTATCGGTTCATTACGTAAATCATCCTTCAAACCATATTTTTCTGCGAATTCAAGGCGATATGACAATAATTTATTATGTGTTAAATTAGTATTTTCTATAGTAATGTTTGGGTCAATCATTAGATCAGTATATTCTTTTATAAAAGTCGCTATTTCGTTATTCAATTCGTTTTCATTTAAAAACGATTGTATATCATTTTCTTTTTTTTGTATCTCCTGTTTTAAAATGTTGATACCATTTTGTAATAATTTAATTTGACTCCTAGACGCAGTTCCTGCGCTTTCTACCTTTATCATATTTGTAAATACCAATCGCAATAATGCATAATCCATACTCATTTTACCCAAACTGTCGCTCTTACGTTCATCAATTCTGTTTGTTGTTGAATACATAAATACATCCTGGTAAATCATTCGTTCTGTAAAAACATTCGCGTTTTGAGAGGGATTATTTAATCTATTCATTAATGCTTCTGGAACAACACCACGTAATTGCTGTGTGTTTTTTACTTCAATATTATCATTAAACAATGTCTTCAATAAATAATTACTCTCTACAATTGTAGTTGCGTTACTTACTATCAAATTGATAAGAACATTCCCTATTTCCGTATAAGAAATTATACGTGTTTGTAACATATCTAATGGCGGCAACGGTTGCTCCATCCCTTGAGCCTTATACAAGGTATTTTGGTCTACGGATTTCAATATGTTTGATAAAATACCGAGATAAAATAGTCCTTTCGATTGGTTTAATGATTGTGATAAATATTCAATAATTGGGTTTATCTGATTATCACCAATGCTAATTATGCGCTGATTTACCCAGGTATTTTTATTCATTTTATTGATTTCGTTTTTTAATATTTGACAGTAAGAACGATCTCCTTTGTATATAGTGTTTAATATGTTCTTTGTGTTATTATAATGTAAGGCGAATACTTCATCTTTACCTTTTCTTTTTGTTGTTAAAAAAGATGTATCTGACTTTATTTGGTTACAACATCTATGAGACCAAGCATATTCTAAATTATGCTCTGGGGATATATTCTTTTTGTCAACAGATGCTTTGTATAGTTCTAACAATAAAGAACCTTGATATACAGGCAATATGTGTTCACATTCCGGTGGAAAATCATTTACATTATCGTCTAGTAACTTCAACCCACAAATATAGCAAGGTGTATTATTATCCCATTTCCCTATCACATTGCCACATTGTGTAGTTGGACTACTAGGTTCCCACCAATCGCGAGCTGTTATAAATTTCATCTCTGGAAATTCAGTTTGTATTTTATATATTTTTGTAAAAGCACGTCTTGCTTCTAAAGATATTAAATCATCCAGTGAAAACACTTTTTTTGTATACAATTCTTGTGATTTAGATGGTCTACTGGTATCAGATTCTGTTTCTATAGGTGTTTCAGCTTTCCTTTTTCTTGACATATAAAATATAACATTATTTTAATTATCCTATTCTTAAAAATTAACATAAAAACACCGCTCCAATTTTATCAAAAATAAATGTCATCTAAGAATCAAACATCTATTCATACCATTGATGAAAAACATACTGATTTCTTAGATGAATTCAATAAGGAAGAAACCGTACTATTGCCTCAGTTAGAACAAGAAAAAGATGAGTTAAAGAAATATATTCGATCAT